GTGCTGAGTCTCTAGCTGCGTCATCAACCGGCCTTCCATGTTATCCATCTTCGTGTTGATGCTGTCATCAATAGCATCAACCTTCTGCTCAAGGGTGTTCATGATCTTGCCGAGAAGCTGCCACAGCAGCCAACCAAGACCTAAAAGACCAGCAACAGGTACGCCGACCTCGTTGATGATGGTGACGAAATCATTCATCTTCTACCTTAGAAGGATCACTTTCGTGGTAGTACTCAATGATGGACAACACCTGTCGAATATACCGTTTAATTTCAGCCATGTTGGTGGATAAGTTCTCGTAGCCCTTCCCCGTCAGGCTATACCACGCCTGGGGAGGAGCTTCCCCTTCCTTCAAATCAGCTATGTACTCTTCCATGGTGTCCGGCGTCAGGATCTTCCACTCAACCGGCACAGGACTAATGCGGTTAGGCAGGGGGGGGTGGTATAGCGGAGCAGGCTTCTGAATCGTGACCACTTCCACAGGCTTAACTTCGGGTGGCGTGAAGCGCGAGCCACCCATGAAAGAACAACCGCTAACTAGGATCAGGAGAATCGTCGTCAGTATCTTCATCAAATTGATCCGGTTGTGTCAGCGTCTCTAGCTCCTCAAATACCCTGACCGTGCCACGGTTGACCATTTTTTCTAACAGTCCAGGCTTAGTCATACTCAACATGTTGAGATCATGACGGGCAAATTTGCCACGGAGCTCTGTGACCTCCTCCATCGCTTCCGAGTTAGCCGTAGATAACTGAGAAATACGTGCCTGATTCTTCTGCTCACGGGCCAACTGCTCTTCCATCTGTTGGTTCTGATCTTTGATGGTATTTTCTAGCAGCAATTGGTTATCCACTGCCTGCTGTAAAGCAATGGCCATGGCCTCTTTCTCGGCCTCACTCTTATCGTAATAGAGCTTAAACGCTCCTAACGACGCAATGAGCAATAAGCCCAATACCGCCGAGATTTTTAAACCCATTACAGAGCCGCATCATCACCTTTATCTTTGGCCTTACCAAAATTAAGAGCAATCATGTCAATAATTTTGTATGCCCAGGCTACAGCTTGGTCATCTTTCGGCGTGGGAGTCACTGCCGCAATAGCAGAGCACGCTGTGACGGCTGCTGTTGCATACATAAGAATCGCTACAATATCAAAATCCATTATTCTTCCTCTACCCAAGGGATTTTCGTTCCACCATAGTACTCTCGTGCATGTCCCTCTTGAATAAGAAGTTGACACACATCTTGCCCGTCCTCTGTAAAGGGACGGCCTAAGATTCGTCCAAATTTACCTTTGTCATCCTTAATGGTTTGCATGACAAATTTCTTTGGAATCAATTCTTTGGTTCTAGCCTTTGCGGCCAACCCCAGTGCCTTCTCTGCTTTGTTTCGTGTCCGGCTCTCCGGCGTATCGATCCCTTCGAAGCGGATACGCTGCTTGGCGTAAATAACGCCAAAGCCTAAGTCAATGTCACAATCTAAAGTGTCTGCATCCACAATTCGACGCAGAGTACAGCGGTATTCGTAAGGCATCAGTAGCTCCAAATCCAGGGACGATTGCCCCCGGCATATTCTTCTGTGGTCATGTTGTCTACATGAATAAAGCGAGATCCATGCGCCCCTTTCTGCGACACACCGATCCCTGTAAAGCCAAGCTGAAGAGCTTTCTGCACGATTAACAAGGCTTTATCCCCGCGGGCACGTATGTCAGCCGCTTTACCATAGGTATGCGCTCCAGGACGAGCCTTACGGGCCTCAATAGGATGTGTTGGATCCCGATAACCCGAGGTAATGACAAAGGGGAAGTCACACGCCTCTCGTAAATCGTCCAAAAGGTTCAAAAACCCTTCATCCATCTCATTATTGCCTGTGTGTTGGCAATTAAATTCATCTAGTGAAAAGTATTTCATAAAATATCGACCGAAATGGACCCATTCGTGGTGATTTGTATTGAGCCTAACGTTCCCGTGCCACTCACGCCTGCTGTATCAGGGGTAGAAAGATTTTCCCAAGAGTCTCCAAGCCATACCTGCAGAACACTTTCATCCAAATTCCAAATCACGTCTCCCGCGTTAAATTTAAGCTCATCCCGCGTGGACACAATGAAAGAAGGTGTGGAATTAGGATCAAAACGCCCTAAATTGAGCTCTAAAATACGTACTGTACGATTATAAATATCGCCCGTAACTTCTTTGCCCATGGCCAAAGGCAAGCGGCCATCTAATAAACGCGCCATCAGCGCCGTCCATTCGCTTGAATATCAAGACGTGTGGCACCAATACGGAAACCAACTCCTAAGCGCACCTCGCTCGATGCATCATCGTCAGATTCAAACCGCAATACCGCCTGACGCGCCCGAGCCCGCATATCCACCACGGTAGTAGAAGCAGTAAAGGCGTTAGTACTCTCACTGGTCAGCGACTCCGCAGGATAATTACGCGTCTTCAGTACCACATTAACCGCCTGATCCGAACCACCATCCCCCGTGAATTTCACGTCAGGAATCATACGACGAACGAACTGGACTTCTTCACCTTCATCCAAATCAAAGTCCCCGGACTCCAGGTATACATTGTCCATGGGAGAACCGTCATCATCATTACCCGTTTCTTGTTGATACAAGTAATAAGAGCTACCCGAAGCCCCCGTAGATCGCGGATACGACACAATACCTTCATCCAACCAAGCCGTGCGGCTCAATTGGCCAATGGCCCATGTGTTTTCAACATAGTTAAAGGTGACATACCGATCTATAACCGTAGCTGAACTTGAACAATAGAACCATCCAACCTCATCAAACTGTTTGTTTAAGAATCCAAAGAACTGGTACGCCTGACCCTCATTAAAATCATCAAAGACATAGCTATGTACGCTACAAGGCACAGGTTCAACCGAACCGGTGTACCGATAAAAGCCCTTACGGTCCATCCAATAGATGCCTGAAGGCGAATTAACTGGTGCATTCGGCCCTACAAGGCTGATCCCTTCATTAATAAGCGTTAAACCAAAAGTAAAGGGGCTTCCTACAAACTGTAAACTGTAAAGCGCCGTGTCCGTCCAAATAAGCGTTTCTTGCCGAGCTCGAAGTCCTCCAATGATTTCAGAACCTGCGGATGCCCGGAGCGATCCGGCTGTATTAACGGCCTTGGGCTCCCACTCCAGAACATTTTCCTGATCACACCAAGAAATAAGCAATGGATCTATAGATCCGGTACGAGAGGTACCTGAAATGGGGTCAGCGCCCAACACTAAGATATGACGATCTACGTCCGAAACAATAACCTGCAATCCTTTCGTAGGTGCAAGATTGGCATTGGTTAAATCAGAAAACGCCACAGCCCGAGCGGTAACTCCATCCGAATTGTCCCAATAGTAAAGACCACCTGCACGAGGACACGCCACTAAGTCTTCACCAAAATTGTCCAAGGTCCATAAACGCAATTGATTAGAGTCTGAAAGAGCCTTGGCCTCACCCCAACCTCCAGAACCCCAAGTACCAGCACCCCAACCTGAGCTAGAAACATAGACATCCAGGCCACAGTTGATCTGATAAGCCCCTACTGTATTGGACCCACCATTACCTGAGTCACTGCTGTTAGCAGTAACTTCGTCCCCTGACGTATCCTTGGCCGCGAAAGTATAGGTGTTGGCTGTAGGCACCGTAGCAATTTGATATTCCTGATTGAGCACCGTGGCAGTAATCAATCCACCAAGACTAGCCGCCGCAGAAAAAGTAACGAAATCCCCTTCTACGGCACCGTGTGACGTATTGGTTGCGGTAATGGTGGAAGAACCATCCGTCGCTGCAAAAGTAACCGCTCCAGCCGCCGTGGTTGTTCGAATAGGCGTAATGTCATTGAAAAGAGACCCCTGCTGGATATACAGCTTATACCGTGTACCGAGTCCTAAAAGCGTAGTACCGGATAAATTAACCCAACCATGCAATAAACGACCCGTGCCTAAATACGCTGTCGGCGTATCTTTTTCCCAGCCTCCAATCTTCTCTGGGAAACCCTTCCGAAACCGAACTAAGTTACCGTCGTACCAACCGCCTTCCGCAGTTAGCGCCGTACCTTCTCGATTGATGCCTGGGTTAAATTGATACCGTGCCAATGGCATTTCACTATCCTACTACTTGAGTAAAGAGGTAACTTCCCATCCCCACCACTAAAGTGGCCAATGTAACTAAAATAAACATCTCAACCCGTTTTACCCGATTGATAATCTCTAACCATCGTTCCGCACAAACGGCCTCATGGGTAGTGATGCGGTTGGCCACTTCTAATAACTCGCGTTCATTCACTCCGAATTCAAGGCTTCCTGTACCTGGTCGTTGTACCAGTTAAAAGCAGCAACGCGGGTGTCTAATTCCTCCCGCACATTTTCAAACTGGGCTTGCAGATTGGCAATCTCTCCACGCAAGCGTTCCATCTTGATCTGAAGATTCTGAACATTCGGAGGAAGCTCAACCACCTCGGGTTCTTCCTCTTCCCGCCGGAGAAATCCTTCTCCTGACTCGCCTTCCGCCAATACGTCTTCCTCTTTAATGAGGTCTTCTTCCGCCATCTTCTTCCACCTTCCATACGTTAAGATTTGCGGCCACAGTACGGCGCTCGCCTTCGCCCTCGAAGGGATACACCATGTGCTGTAACCAGCTTGGAAACATTAAGAACAAACCCACCTTGGGCGTTATCACAGTATTCTGCGGGGGCCGTAGCCGCTGCACGTCCAGCAATGAATTCATACCGTAATTAAACGCGAGACAGCCGTCACTATCGCCTGAAGCACCGTAGAGGCTGTACTCAGGACTTCCCGCTGTGGGCTGATCGAGTATCTGCTGGGGCACCTTGGTCCACGAGGTACAGGAGATACCCATAAGGCTCTTGGTACCATGGTCATGGATGGGGTTGTAGTCGCCCTCGTAGCTATGCACGGACCACACCTCGTCAACATCGATCTTACATGTACCCGCGTTCTGGACAGCACTACTAAAGTGATTCACGTACTCGGTTGCAAGCCTACCGGCCATCTGGCAAAAGTCATTAAGCCGTGGATCGTCGTGATCCATGGTTAATTGCTGCCCATGACCGATCTGCCCCACCAGCGTACCGGCGTGGGAGATACGGTCTTCCTGCTTCATCAACTCGTCCAAGTACGTGTTGAGGCCCGTCACCATGGCGTCGGGCATCCACGTTTCTAGCAGGAACGCCGCCGGGAGCGTGTGTAGCTTATATTCCTGCTCCATGAGGACGGTTAATATGCATTTGCTTTTTTAAT